ATACTATCCTTATAGTTCAATACCATACTTTGTCCTGCTTTAGCTATCTTTGAGAACGATACGCCCAATGAAGATGCGTATGATACCTGCTTTGCTAATGCCTTTCCACTATTTATATTCATTTCTAATGCAATTTCACTTGCATTAGCCATTTCTTTCATTACTGCTCCTGGGTTAAGGTCTAATTGTTCTGCCATTGCCTTAACACCTTGCATCATATTTGCTGCCGTATCTGCAGTCACACCATCCATTAATTTGAATGATTCGGATATACCGGTTGCTTCTTCTGCACCTATTCCTGCAAATTTAGCAAATGTTGCCATTTCAGCACCCAATATTGCTGATTGTTTTCCACCCACACCCATTTGAGATGCAATGGTCACCGATGCTCCTGCAATATTATCCGCACTAATTCCTGCATTTTGTAATTCATTTGCTGCAAATCCAAGATTAGGAAGTGCTTTACCAAAATATGCCATACTAGCCTCACTCTTAAAGGTCATTGCTGACTCTTTTTGTTTATTAGCCATTGTTATGCCATGTCTTTTGGCTTCATATTGTTGGTCTAATGCAAATGACTTTTTCTTAAACTTTTCATCAGTTTGAAATTCTAGTCTTTGTAAAGGTTGAGTAACTTCATTAAATGTTGCTCTCTTACCCTCTTGTTCAATATCCAAACGGTCTTTAATACCAGGTAATGCTTTTTTAAGTAAACCACTTTCGTTTAAAAATTTACCAGCTGCTGCGCCTAATGCTGCAAGTGCTCCTGCAAATCCAACTTTACCAAATTTACTAAATACATCCAATAGTTCCTTACCCATTGGTAGCATTCCTCCAATTTGTCCTTTTATTTCTTCAAAACCTGATTTTATGTTTGCAGCCTTTTTATTTACCCCTTCTAATTTTTTTCCAAATTCATCGGCATGTGAAACCATTCCCTGAATTTCTGCTGCAACTTTTTTACCTTCTTCAGTTGTTAATTTTAATCCCTTAGATACATCATTGAATGCTTCTCTTTGCTTTTTTATCAATTCAATAGCTTGTTCTTCTGATATGTTTTTTTCTGCAACTTGTCTTTGCACATCTGCTATTGATGTAGAATAATCATTATAAGCTTGTTTGTATTTTTGAATTTCTTTTAATTCATCTTGATGTAATTTTTTTCCATCACCAATTGCTTTATTTACATTTGATAATGAAACTTCAAGTTGAGCAAATCCGGTATTTATTACACGCTGCGTTTTACTAGTACCCTTAAAAGCGTCGTTCATTTTTTCCAATCCCTTAACTAACTGAGATTGGTCACTAACCATTGCTTTGGTTTCTTTTCTTAATTCCTCAATTGCTTTCTTTTGTTTTTGAACTTCTTGAGTTGCTCTTTTGGATTGTTTTGCGTTTTCTTCAAGTCCTTTATTTACTGATTGAATACCTTTTGCGGCTTTATCATAATCCGCTATCATTTTCTTTCTAGCATCAAATGCTTTCTTTTCATTATCACTCATTATAGAGTAATATGATTCCCATTGTTTTGTATATTCGACAGCAGCATCATATTCAGCTTTATGAGCAGCTTGTGTCTGCTTCATTAAAGATAAATTATCCAACATTAACTGTCTGGACTTCTGTAATGCTTGTAGTTTTTTTTCTTCTGCTGATGCCATTATTTAGGAAAAATTATTTCTTCTTATTAATTCTTCTATTAATAGATTCTTCCATGTAACGATTTAAAGCTTTGTATATTTGTGTATCTTTTACATCCATAGCTTTTACATTCTTCCCAAGTCTAGAACTAACATCTTTATTATATCTGTCTAATCTATCATTAAAGTCACCAAATACTGCCGCCAATTCATCATCATGCTTTTTTAGAACATCTAAAAAACTATCTTCTTTTTCTTGTGATTTTGCTCCTAAGAATCCATTTATTAATCTTTTAACAAATGATACTTCATACAAATATTTTCTATTAGACATAGCTAGGTTGTTTACTATAAATATAACTTATAATATAAAATGGAAATTATCTTCTCCTTGTTCTAGAAGATGTTGTTGTTTTTGATTTAGCCAATACTTTATCGTTGGCCTCTTTTTCTTTTTCTTTTGCTTCTATTAATTTATTCCAATAAAATTCTCTCAAACGAATTGGCATAAAATAAACATCATGCCATGTAAAACTACCATTGGAGTAGTATAGCATTTGAAAAATCTTATCATGTAAAATTATAGAATAATTACTCGGTAGGATAAAAAAAGTCACTCCCAAATGGTATAGGAAGCGCCTCCGTTTCGCCCGTGTAAGGTGATGTGTATTCAAATTTAAAATCCAAATCAGGTGTTACAGATGCGATATATTTTCTTAATTCTTTTGAATCTCTAGCTTGCAATTTATTAGTTACAAAATTACTAATATATCCCATATCTCTGTTACCATCTACTTCGGTGATAACTCGTCTATATCTTGCTGTGATTTCATTACTTTGCTTAGTAATTTTTTCAGCTGCTTCTACATCTTTAGTAATTGCTGCTTCATCACCATGTGTTAATAACCTAAATTTTATTTGAGTTTTACTATGTGGTAATGTATAAGTAAATTCATTTCTTCTATTCAATAAAGAATAATCAACTTCTTTAATTTGAATTTTTGAAAGGTCTACTGACCACTCTACTTCTTCTCCGTATTCTTTATCCGTTACTTTAATTTTATATTCTGGACCATATGCCAACAATCTAGTTGCAATAAGAATTGCATTCTTATCTCCCAATAAAAGGTCATCAACTCTTACTCCTGGCTCAATTAAAACAGATTCTAATAATTTTTCAATTACTTGGTTTCTTTTAATTAAATTTGGAGAAGTAAGAATATCTTCTTCTTTTGCAGTTAATAACTTAATTGTTACTTCACCTTTTGCTAATGGTGAATTTTCAGGGTAGCAAAGTCCTTTTGATGGTAATGCTATAATTTCTGTTGGGAAATCGTAAGTTTTAGTTTGTGTTGTAACCGGTTGTCCCAATCCTCTTGTAACTTGTTGTTCAATGTTTTGTTCCATATTAATATATAACTTTGTTTATTATATATATTCTCTTTTTGAAAAAATAAAAGGGAGAACTTTTGATTCTCCCTTCTTTTTATTTGTTTTTTATAGATTAGTATTCTAATACTGCGTAATCGTATGCCAATGTTAATTCAATTGAAACAGGATCATTTGATGCCCAATCCAACTCACCGAAGTTTGCTGAAGTGATGAATGCACCTTTTAAAGTCCATTGTTCAACTTTATCACCAACTGGTCCTAATAGATAGAATGTAATATCTTTCTTATAGAAAGCTGCGTATCCATCTCTACCTGTTAATGACTCATGTGAAGTTCTAATCCACTCCATAACTTGCTGTGCTCCAGAAGGAACAATTGGGTCATAAAGGGTAATATTCACATCATCCCATGTTGATTTACCTTTAATCTTTCTCTTTACATTGATGTGGTCTAATTCTACTACCTCTGAAGTGAAAGTTGGTCTACTTGCAGTTTTGATGATGTATGATTCGATACCATTGATTTCCATAATGAATCTGTTACCTAACTTTGGTTCAAAATTCTTATAGAACATTTTATCAAACTCTAATATTTCTGGCATTTTACTTTATTTTTATGTTATTCTTATATAAATATTTACTTTTCAAATTATCCGTTAAAACTTGCACCAGTTGGTAAGATATTGAAATCAATTTGAATGAATTCAGCTGTCTTAGTTGGTTGTAAGTAGATAGCTCCTTTTAAAATGTTTCTATCAATTACATCCGGTGTGTTGTTTGTTTCATCCATTACCACTCTGAAAGCGTAAAGACCTTGTCTTTGTTGGATTGATTCTAAATAAGGATTAACAATATTTAAGAATCTATTTCTTGTTTCAGAAGAGTTTTGTTCGAATACTAAATATTTTGAAGTTGAAGCGATATACTTTCTAACAGTCAATAATAATCTTCTTACATTGATTCTATCTAATGCTGATGGTTTATCTTGTAAAGTTTTTTGACCCCATACTACGATACCTTGTCCAGGGAACTGGCAGATTGGGTTTACTTTACCTTCATATAATGTATCTCTTTCTGATTGAGTTACTTTATCTAATACACTTACTGCTCCTACTAAACCACCTCTATTTAAACCTGCTGGTGCGAACCATTCAGCTGCTACTCTATCGTTTGCTGCGAATACACCTGGTAATAATACTGATGGTGGAACTGTGATAAGTTTGTTTGTGTTTGTATCAATTGTTTTGATATATGGATAGTAGAATGCTGCGTAGTTAGTATCTACTTCACCTGCTTGTGTTACAGTTTGTGCTAAAGTTGTTGCTGAATCACCTGCTTCTGCGATGAAGAATGCGTCTGCTCTTCCTTCAACCATATCAAGTATTGAAGTAAATACAGATGAATGTAATCTTCTGTTTACGTGTGGTGCTACTACCATATTGATATCATATTCGTCAGCGTTAGATAATGCTGCGATATGCTTACCATAAGATGCAATACCTTCAGTAGATGCTGGGTCAACAACATCCGCTGCTGCAGTTGCTGGTGAATATCCATCAAATCCTTCTTGGAATGCTACGATATATTGTGCTGAAGTTGAACCTACTGCCAATGCTACTCCGTTTGTTGCAGCTGAATCCAAACCAAAGATTGCGTTTGAACCATTACCTGCTCCTGCTGGAATTGGTTTTAAATAAATTTTATTATCAGTATTGTTATCCAAATCAATACCACCAAACTGTGTTGCTGATGATGTTACAAATGATGCAGTTGGTATTAAATTATTATATGCTCCTGCTACAACTGGTAATTTGTATTTAGCATGTCCGAATGGAACTGCTTGAATAGGAGATACTGTATTTAGATTTGCAATTCTAACATATTTTGAATTGTTTACCCAATCACCTGTTTCTGTTACTTTTCCACTTGATGCAATTGTTCTTTTTCTATCACCGATTACTCTACTAATAAAATTTGGAGAGTTAGGGTCTAAATTTACATTTGCAAATGTTTCTAATACTGTCTTTTTCTTATTAGTATCTGCGAAATCTCTAATAGTTACTGTGAATGTTCCGTAATCTGTTCCGTTTACCGAACCAGCTGCTTTTATATTTGAAATACCTACTTTTATTTTTGTATTTGCTGCATTACCTGCACCGATTGTTTCAAATTGGAAAAGGTTATGTCTTTCACCACTTATTAATTGTGATACAATCATTGGTGTTAAAGCTTCTTGTGCTTCAAATGTAAAATCTTGGTCATCTAAAACAGAAACCGAAGATGATACAGTTGCACCAAATGCAATTCCGTGGTTTTTAAAAAATCCGTATACATATCCACCCTTTGCACCCAATGGATTTGTTCCAAATACAGATTCAACATCGTTTGTGTTGCTATAATCAACTGATGCAGTTCCTGTAAAATTACTCGAACCCGTTACAAACATAATGATATTACCACTTCCTAAATTATTATTTCCAGCTGTTGTTGCTGCCGAACCACTTAAACCACTTGTTAAAGTATTTTTATCAGTTGGGAAAAGTATCGCTACTGATGATGATACTAAACCTGTAGTTTGTCCAGATGAACCAGATGTAATAGTTATCAATAATGGATTATATCCTGTATATCCATCAACTCCTGCAGTTCTACAAATAGTTGCAACCCCCGCTTCTCTTAAATAGTTTTGAACCGCTAATGGTGTATAATATGTGTCATCAGCTGCTCCAAAAAGAGTTTGGAATTCAGCTTGTGAGTTTACAATTGTCGGAACTAATGGTCCTTCTTTGAAAGGTCCGATGAATGCTGCACCAATATCAGCAATACCTTGTTGTAAGAACGAAAGGTCGTTTTCTTTAGTAAATACGCCTGGTGATACTAATTTCTCTGCCATTTTATATAATTAATTTTTAAAAATTTATAATTCTCAATATAAATATAATTTTTTATTTCAAAACAACAATTATGGTCTATATGTTGGTTGGAAATAATCATAAACTTGGTCGATTTCACTTGCACTCAATACTCTATTATAAAATAGAGTAGGTCCCAATTGACATTTTGCATAATTATCAGCTCTACCCAATTTTATATCATATGTTGTTGTTGCATTGAATGCAGAAACTGTTCCTGTTCCAACACTTACACCATTTAAATAATATGTAATACCAGCTGCTGCAGATACTGTCACTGCCACCATATGCCATGTATTTAACGCCGGTGCAGTAAATGTTTGTATTGTATTTGAAACGGTACCCCTTGCAGATGAAAAATGATATCCATCCCAAGT